CTATATACAAATATTTTCCTGCGTCTTCCTCTATCAATAACGCAGAAGTAAATATCACACTTTCAAGTGAGATGGGCGAGGGCTGTGATCCCTACTTCCTCACTGCCCAATCCATGTCCGCGCGAACCATTACTCCTTTACAAAACCATCGTCGGCAATGACTGGCTCAACATATCCCGGTTCTAAACGGGGATCTGTCATGGGCACTCCATAATCAACGTGGTATATTTTGGACAACCCACTAGTGGAAATAACTTGACCAACTTGAATTTCAGAAATTGCAACTACAATTTCCTGCTCTTCTGCTTCGGTCAATCCATACCTCTGGCGGATTGAAACACAATCATGACTCACCAGAGGCGTGAGCTGATCGTGTTCTAATGATTGGCGTAAATCATTACGGTCTGTGAAAATATGTTCAATCGAGTCTGCCACGACCTCGACAACGTCGGTACGACTGAACCTTTTACGCAAAGCGTCAATGATAGGATGAGATGGTTCATGTTTCCACCCCAGCATAATGCCAGAAGCGTAACGCTCGAACCTCTCGGGGAACGACATACATTCAAACTCGGCCGGACCAACACACAATTGCTCATGCGTTAGGTCATTTTCAACCAAGCCAAATCGTCGCAAAATTGTGGCAATATTAATGCCAGGAACATACTTAACACCAGAGCCGCATGCCACAGGATATGGGGAACGCTTCAAAAATTGAGCGCGCTCGAACACAAAATCCCCATCTTCGTCCCATGACTCAACAGTTATTGTATGTCCTACCGAAGTAGCACCAAGCACAACTGCGTCCCTGAACGGATGGCCTTCACCCATATAATACGTAGTGGCGGCTGCAATAAGAAATGATCCATTATGGTTCAAATTCGTTGTTAAGGTTGTTCCGGACCCTTCAAATGGACCATCAAATGCTATCTCATACCAGTCATCACGATTGACAGGATTGGTAAAACGGATTGGTTTCAAACACTGTTTGATCAACCCAAATGCCCTATCCTTGTGAAAATTTGATAACTGCGCATAAGTAGTAAGGAAAGCTGGAACGTCTTGCGATGAATCATTAGATGACACATCGACATTAGCTCCAAAACTCTCTTGTGATCCACTTATAGACTGCGACCCACCATATACAGAATCATCGCTATAAATAGCAACAAACATATGGTTAGGCAACACCAATGCTTCTCTGAGCATATTAAAAATGCGTTCCAAATGATCATTTTTAGGCTTAGCCATAATCCAAATCACAGTTGTGAAATTTTTATGCTCCAAAAAATGTAAACCATCTAAACACATCTTCACATACTCGGGTAATTCATTAGCGTACATGCACCCCTCACCATAACTAATGAATAGTCGTGGCGCCTTGCCAAACTTTGCTAGTTCCCGCTTAATACATGCATCTAGCCGTTTAATGCACACATCGTCATCTACATGGAGACGACGACTATTAACGTAAGCTTGCCTGAGTTTTTTCTTCACGTGCGGAATTTTTGACGCTGCAACTCGTGGAATCAATGGATACCACGACTCCAAAATCTCTTTGTACAATGAATAATAAATCCATGACATGGAGTTTTTGGTTGCATCAACCATTCTTTTCAAATGTGTTCGCGTAACTCGACGAACGAGGCGTGAAGCACACTTTGCCACATAAGAGTGAACATCCAATTTAGCTGCTTCCAACACCTCAATATCAAATCGGGGTGTGGTACGCGGTGGTAAATTAGCTTCATCATCAGCATCACGTATTCCATTCAAAGCACGCCAACAAATCTCATGGTGATTTGACGTTGGCATATGAAATGGTGTAACGGAAAACTTTTGATGTGTCGCCCACTCTAATGTGTCACGCGCTATATATTTCAGAATCTCAAGCCCACATACACCTGCTTGCAATCGCAACTCAGCTTCGTTTGCTTTAGCACCAAAAATCCGCTTTCCAGCGTGATTCATATTATTCGGGGAATTTGCATATCCCTGAAATGGTGCCTGACCTAAACCATGCAAACCAAGAAATTGTGTACACACCCGCGGCTGTGGATCTGCCAATTCAAAAAACAACGAATTAGCCAATTGTTGCTGTGTACGGTAATTGCTACATCTGCGAATAATGAAATCCGTTCTCAACGGATATCTTGGCAAAGCGGCCTCACTGTCTACAACCTCAATGGGCATATAAACATCATTTTTTGTTAACAACATTGATATATTGTTGGTACGCCCACTATCGGCATAACCAACAACGGAACCGTTGTTAGCTATCTTAGTGGCACACACTGCGTCTCCAAAAGATACTGTTTGATCAAAATGAATCTTGGCAATATAATAATTGACGGTATTAACTCCAAATTGATGAAATTCGTTAGGAACAATTTTAATCATATAATTAATTGCAGCACTACGTAAATGTTCATCAACTTTTGAGCTCATCAAAAATTTTCTCAATTGACTTAGAAAAGGTGCTAATATATCAAAGCTCTGCCCTTCATAACCAATCTTTTCTTCTTTTGATTCAAGCATATTCCTCCGCCTATAAGGACGTATCTTAACGCGCACACAACAGGGAGACCGAATGGCCACTGTTGTGTTAACGATTTCTTCACCATCGGGTTGAGTTTTGATGATGACGTAACCGACGTGTGTGCGATGAACCCAAGGTAATGGCTCATCAGCATACAAAATACGTGGACGGCCATACTCCACAGGGGGATCCATAGAGTAATTGCCATCAACGTAATATGGGCCTGGGATTTGATTTTCAAATACCCATGGCCCAGGGGCCCAATTATCAACACTATCGGCTGGTAACTCAGGCCCAAAAGCGTCAGGAACGCGCTCAGGGTTCACTTGAACGAATCCACGCAACACATCCTGGTACTCGCCGTTCCCACGACGTGCACCATTTGTGCGTGCATGAACCCGTCTATTGTTTGCCTCACGCTGCGCCCTAACACGCTCACGGTGGTGAAAACCGCGAGCAGCGTCACCCATATCATCCAGGTTTGTACAACTACCGTTGTTACCGTTTAACTGACTATGAATAATAAATAACAAAACACAACATCCAACAGCTACAACAAAATACAGCCGCCAGTACGAAACTGGGGCATGTATTTTCTCCATAACTGTATAAACTGCGTGCAATTCCACCCAAAATCTATCCATAGTATCATCAAACTTGTTCAACTGATTCTCAACCTCGTCCAACCTATATGACATGTCGTTAAGAATAGCAATATCCGACTCACTCATGGATGCATACGTAGGTACATCAGTGACGGCATCTGAATCATCAAATGCAAATGTCGTTTGACGGCGCAAAACAGGACGATAAAGTCCCATAAAACGCTGCATGTCATCAGTGTTAGTCCAACTTCCTTGATTGCCACTCAACTGTGACTCACGAAAAACCGAATGGGATTGCTCCCTAGATAAAAATACACCATAAATCAATCGCCCTGCTGGCTCGACAAGATCGCGACTGACAACCTTGGGTTGATTGCCAATCGCTAACCAGTCTGACGATGATAACTGTTCTCCATCCAAGCTCAGCCACGTACATCTTTCACACCTAGCTATGAGTCTCGCTAGATTATCACTAAGATAAAACGTGTATACCGCCGCACCCCCCTCCAGGGGCCGGTTCCCCGACCTGATATTAACGTGGCAACAGGCTTCCACGGAATAAACTAAATTCTCCATACTTGCACAAAGCAACCTGCTTATGGGGCAGGCACCCACATCTAACATCCACAAACTCTGCTAGGCCCAATATCGATCAGGTATGAGGGCGAGCGTTACGGTTCAATGGTATGTTAGCAAGAATCACGAACAAGAATTTATTCACCAAGTAAAAACACCAAAAATTTTCCGGAAGTGGTTGTGTTAAACCACTCCCAACCTAAACCAATAGGAATCCCCACCACTATGAAGCTAATATACAATAGCATCAAGTGGAAAATTGCCGATGCTGGCACCAGTAAAAACACCACGCGTAGTAAGCGTGGGTAATACGGCACCAGCAAGTGTGATGACAACTGGGCCAGTATTAGTGCATTGCACAAAGAAATTGACCGAGATACGATTGGCAATTACAGTATTTTGGGGCGCTGGAGCAAGTGAAGCGGCACCAATACCTGTATAATAACCAACCTTACCATTGGTAACGGTTATAGTAGGGCTAGTAAAAGCCGCTGCAGTTCCGTTCAACCAATAGAGCTCAATCTGAACCACATCACCAGTAACCAAACTAGGAATAGTAATGGCCGTGGAACTAGTGGTGGTACCAGAAAGAGCTCCCCCAGTGACTGCCACAGTTGAAGCAGTACCAAGGGGTGTGGCATCGAGAGTTCCAGTGTTCGAGAATGTAAAACTACCAGTCCTACTTAAATCCAAGTAAGGACGTGCAAGCTCAACATCATACGTAACCCACAATTCACCAATAACAGAACTTGTTGGAACACCAGCTCCAGGAGAGATGGCGAGTTGAAACAAACCAAGATCTGTCGTGGTGATGGGTAGAGTAGATGAACCACTTCGCACATAATAGCAATTCTGAGCATTGGAACCTTTAGCACATTCAACCCCATACATCAAACTCCTGTCCAATCGAGTGGATATAGCACAAGCACTGTTCTCCATAGAAAACTTGGAGTTATAGGCGGGCAATGATGAATTATACTCCATTGACGCAATATTGGAGCCTAGTGCCGAGGTTGAAATATACGGAGAAGCCGTAGATACAAACTCGAACACTAAACCGTTGAAACAATAATGTTCAAAATTGTTAGCAACTTGAGAAAGGTACGGAAATGTACTCCTCAATCCAGCGTTAATAGGGTAAGTATAATTCACAAAAGCACCAGCCACAGAACTTGTGTATATGTCACCCAAAAACTCACGATGCTGCATCCGAATGGATGTCGTATCACCAAAGGAAAGACCAGGATTAACTGCTCCTTTGATCAACGAATTAGTGGACACGTCATTAATGGCGTAATCCCCTGATCCAATCAATCGTGAAATTCTGCGACCGAGTTCAGAACCGAAGTTCTTACCTGAAGGAATTCCTGTCATACCACCAAGAATCCCCCCACCCTGAATTAAAGCGCTCTTCACCATTGGTTTCATAGCTTGCTTTAATTCACGCAAAACTGGCTTCATGTCATAAGCACCTGAACCAGTCATTTTTTGTCCCTGCTGTTTAGCTCGCTGGGACCTGAGCTTTTGAGATTTTGTTTTAGTAAGTCATTTTTAATTTAACTAATGGGCCAACTCAAGCCACATTAGCGATCCAACTGTACTCTGCTTTTAAACAGTTACCAATCGTGTTGGAACGACACACAATTTTAGCCCTCAAGCAAGGTATGTGTACACTTACGCACCTTGTTGCTTCTATAAAATACTCGTAATGGCTAAATAGAAACCCCGGTTGTGCCCTGTCAACATCTTTTCAAACGGTATCGAGGGTCGCCAACCTATCACTAATTTTTAGGTACCATACAGTCATTTTCATTTGTGAGGGTGTCTCATAACGAAAATAACATATTCAACCTAGATACCTTCAACACACTGTGAAGCACACAGCCCCGGTTACCGGGCTGCATGGAAAAACACATTGTAG